GAGATAATCCGATTGAACGAGCATCTAACACAGTTGCAACCACAGCACAGTACGATCAGACAACTAAATTAGTATTGTCGTCTGTATCTGGTGACTTTACATCGGATGAAATTGTTGTCAGTAACAGAAATGTAACTAGTCGAGTTGTTAGATTTGCAAACTCAAACGCATCAGGAACAACGGGAACATTAACACTTTCTAATCTAATTGTTAACGCAAATGGTAATTCATTTGTGGCAGCGGATACACTTACAGGTAATTCAAGTTCTGTGACCGCAACAATTACAAGTGTGGCAGATACTCCGATTATACCTTTTACTGGTGAAATTATTTATCGTGAAAATCGTTCACCCGTATCTCGTGCTGAAACACAAACAGAAGACATCAAACTTGTTGTTAAGTTTTAATTGAGGTTATTTGATGGCAATTGCTAATACTGTATCACTCTCAACAAATCTAAATGTTGACCCATACTATGATGACTTTGACGAAACAAAGAATTTTCATAGAATTCTATTTCGTCCTGGGTTCGGTGTTCAGGCAAGAGAACTGACTCAAATACAAAGCATTCTGCAAAATCAGATTGACCGATTTGGTCAGCATGTATTCAAAGAAGGGTCAGTAGTTACAGGTATTGAGTCATTCTACAACCGTCATGCTGATTATGTAAAAATTAGGGACAACTCATCTAATGGTTCCTTAGTAACAGTCAGTAACCTTTTAGGTCAGACATTTACTGCGACAAATGGTGTCACTGCAAACGTTTATCACGTTGTCACTGGTTCTGAAATTACTGCCAACACTAAGACGTTATATGTTTCTTACACATCTCGTGCAAACACCGACAACCTAACCAAAACATTTTCAAACAACCAAGTCCTCACATCGACTGATGGATTATTGTCTGCCAATGTTATTTCTGCGTCAGGTTCTACGGGAATAGGTTCAGTTGTCCGTTTAGGTGGTGGTGTTATCTATGCTAAAGACCACTTTATCCGTGTTGAACCACAGACAGTCGAGGTTGGTCGTTACAGTGCAAATACTAGTGCCTTAGTCGGATACCTTATCAACGAAAGTATTGTCACCTCTGAAAATGATTCAACTCTACTTGATCCAGCATCAGGTTCTTTCAACTTTGCGGCACCCGGTGCAAACCGTCTAAAATTAGAAGCAACACTTGTTAGACGAGATGCTGACGCAAATACAGAACCAAACTTTGTAGAGGTTCTGCGTATTAAGAACGGTAATGTTGAGCAAAAATCAGACATACCCATATATTCACAGATTGATAATTACCTTGCTCGTCGTACATATGCTATTAACGGTCATTTGATTTCTGAAGGTCTAAACCTAAAGTTGAGAGAGCATCTCAAGCAAGCAAACAATGGTGGTGTCTTTACTTCTGCACAGAGTGGTAATAGTTCATTATTCTCTGTTGATGTGAAACCAGGAAAAGCATTCGTCTTTGGTTATGAAAGAGATAATCTACTAACCAAGCATGTTGCGATTAATAAAGGTATTGATTTTGTTGACATCAATGCGGGTTCGGTGACATCCAACTACGGTAACTATGTCACGGTCAATGATTTGTCAGGAATTTGGGATTATAATAACCACGCACAAGTATCACTGCGAGATAATTTCCAAAACGCAATGTCAAACAATAGCATTGCATCTGCGGTCGTCGGGACAGAAATTGGTAAGGCAAGGGTTCGTGCGATAGAGCACTCAACTGGCACACCAGGTGCTGCTGATGCCACATACAAGGTATATTTGTATGACATCAAAATGTCGGGTGGTCCTTTTTCTAGTGTTCGTTCTATCTACTCTGATGGCACAAATTCTGATGGTAAAGCAGATATTGTATTGACTTCTAATAATGCAGTGCTTGATGAACAAAATTTTAACTTTGGTATTTTTGAAATGCCCGCAACCGCAATTCGTCAGTTACGGGATTCATCTGGAGCAATTGACACATCGTATCAGTTCCTCAAGAAATTTTCTGTCACGATTGCGACTGATGGCACATTCACACTGAATACAGGTAATGCCAACGAACGATATCAAGATACTGGATTACAAAGTGCAACTCAAAAGAGAAATAACTTTCACGTTGTGATTGAACAGACCGCAAACACACCAAGTGTTGCGACAGGTACTGTTACAAGTGGTTCTAATACCGTAGCAAGTGTCACAGGTGCATCAACCAAGTTTAACAAGGGTGACCGTATACAATTTGGTGCATTTGCGAACACCTTTGTAGTATCTGCCGTAGGTTCAACATCTTTGAGTTTGTTTGCTACACCAAACTTTAACGCAAGTGCTAACGTAATCTTCAAGGTGTTTGCGGCAGGTTCTGTTATTGATATGGGTGGTGTTGGTTCTGGTGGTGCAAGAACACTGAACGTCACGACCGCAACCTCTGCGGCATTTGACATCCAAGAAACATTTGCATCTGGTGTGACCGCATCGGTGTTAGTTGAGTTGAACCGTGTGTCAGCACGAGAAAAAGCAAAGACACTTAACTCAAATCGTTATGTGCAGATCAACACAACAAACGCAGTCAGCACTACAACTGGTCCTTGGACTCTAGGTCTTGCGGATGTATTCAAACTGAAAGAAGTTCGGAAAAAGGCAAGTGCGTTTGCTTCACTGACTGAAGGTACGGTCGTCACTGATGACTTCTTCATCGACAACGGTCAACGTGATAATATCTACAATTTATCAGCACTCAAGAAAAAACAAAATTCAACACTGACAATTTCTTCCGGTGATCATTTACTTATCAAGGTAGACCACTTCACCGAAGATACATCACAGGGTTCGGGATATTTCTCTGTAGACTCATATCCAATTGATAACACGAATTCTGCAAATACTTTGGCAATAACAACTGCCGAAATTCCTGTATACACATCACCCATCACTGGTGTAGAGTTTGCGTTACGAGACAGTATTGATATTCGCACCCGTGTAACAAATACTGCAAATAATGTTACGTCACTAACGAATATTTCGATCAATCCTGCCAACACACATACAACAATTGTGGAAGGCACAGGTAACGGATTGAGATTCCCTGCACCAAATGAGAACTTTACGATTGACTTTTCTTTCTTTCTGCCTCGTGTAGACAAGATTGTAATAGACAAAGAAGGTAATTTCCGTGATGTGCGTGGTGTTTCATCAATCAATCCTACCATTCCACCAACACCAGCAGATGCATTTGAGTTGGGTTCTGTGTTCATTAGTCCATTTCCATCTGTCATTGCACCACAGGATTATATACCGGGAGCAAATACAGCAAACTTTTCTTACATTATTGAAAACCGTGTAACCAAGTATACGAGTCAACGACTACAAACACTTGAAGACAGAGTTCGTAGTTTAGAATACTACACATCATTGAACTTGCTTGAGAAATCAGCAGAGGCACTCAATGTTACAGATGGTAATGGTTTGAATAGATTCAAGTCTGGTATTTTGGTTGATGGGTTCTTAGATAGAACAATCGGTGATGTTTCTAATGCAGATTTCAAGGCATTGATTGATGTTATTAACCGTGAACTGACACCAAGACGATATGATGCATTTACGAAGTTAGAATTCAATGCATCGACATCATCTGGAATCACACGATCATCAGGAGATGTTCGGGTTACAACTACAACTACGGGTGCGTTTAGAGCAAGTGAAACTGTATCTGCAGGTGGTGGGTCTGGCACGTTAAGGTATCAAGTTGGTACTCGTTTGTATATTGAAAATGTTACAGGGACATTTCCATCAAGTGGAACGATCACTGGTGGAACATCAGGTGCTTCTGCAACCATCAGTTCAACATTAGCATTTTCTGATGGTAAGTTAGTAACACTGCCATACTCACATGATTTAATTATTGAAAGTGACTATTCATCTGATACTCGTAATGCCGCAGGTATTGCGTACACGCACGAAGGTTTTGTTACTTTAACACCAGATACTGATGTGTGGGTGGATACTGTCAATTTACCACCAGACCGAACTTCCATTGACATCACTCGTGGCACACGCACAGAAACATCAGGTAACGGTCGTCTCCGCAGAAATTTTGCGTCTAGAATTGATATTCTATCTCAAACATCGTCAGTAACAACAAATAGAGACACCAATATTATTCCATTTATTCGTGCACAGAATGTGAATTTCCGTGGACGAGGAATGATATCAAATGCACGAGTATTTCCATTTTTTGATGGTGTGGATGTTAGTAGTTTCTGTGTTCCAACGACTTCCAGTTTTGTTGCGTCAGGTAATGTTGGAGATGCATTGATTACTTCTGCTAATGGTGAAGTACATGGCACATTCCAATTACCAAATGATGGAAATCAAAGATTTGAAACAGGTACTTTGACATTTAGATTGATTGACAATTTGAATAATAATCGTTCACTTGGTAATTTCACAACGGTTGCAGAGGGTCAGTTTACGGCAAGTGGAACCCAAGAAATTGTACAAGATAGTGTAATTACGGTTCGTGAACTACAACGTGTTAACCAAGTGGTTTTGTTTGACCCACTGGCACAGACATTTAGAGTTGAAGATTCATTTGCTGAAAACTCAACTGTTGATAATCAATATAGCATTCGTCAGAACCCATCTCGTTCACCAGGTATGTTTTTGACAAAGTTAGATTTGTTTTTTGCATCTAAAGACCCAACGTTACCAATTGAAATTCAAATTAGGGAAGTTGATCCATCGTCTGGGTTTGTTACATCGAATGTTATTCCATTCTCCAGTGTAATTGTTGAACCAGATGACATCAACGTCAATGCAACATCACCAGTTCCAACTCCAATTTATTTTAACACACCAATCTATTTGTTGACCGATGTAGATTATGCAATCGTTGTCAAACCAGCAGGTGGTTCTCCAAGATACAATTTGTGGGTTGCTCGTATGGGCGAAACTGATATTATTACAGGCAATCGTATCACTGCGAACCCATACTCTGGTTTATTATTTGTATCTGCGAACGATAGAAACTGGACATCAATCCAAGAAGAGGACTTAACATTCCGTGCATACTTTGCTAACTTTGGTGAAAATAAATCGGGTTCAGTTCAAATTGAAAACCCAGAGCAAGAATATTTTACTATTTCTAATACGACTATTGGGTTGACAACAGGTCAGACAGTTCATGGTGAGACATCTTTAGTATTCACATCACAACCAAGTGTCAATGTTGGAACATTTGCCTCTGGTGGAACCTCGTTGGCAAATGGTATCATTGCATCTATTAGTTCTAACACTGCGTCTGTAAAAGATGTCACACTGCCTAAAAAGTACACAACAGGTGAAACAGTCACATTCTTCCACGCAAACGGATTGACAACTGGTGTAACTGCTGTTATTCATAGTAATACTACACCAACAGGTGTCATTCAGTTCATTGACCCGAATGCACCAGAAAATGGTCGAATGACACTTGAAAGTATTACTGGCACATTCTCTGCAAATACACAGTTCAAAGAACAAGTCAATGGTTATACTGGTGATATTGACACTGTGACTAATTTGAAAGTGGATGAAGCATATTTACAGATTTCTCGTTTGAACCTACAACAGACAAGAACCGAATACACTGGTAAACTAGCAACAAGCACAACCTCTCGTGATTCGGCATTTAGTGAATTTTCGGATAATGGTGAAACATTCTTAGAGGCAAGAAAGTTTATTCTTGGAGATGACCAAGAGACTTCTGGTTTGAGTGGTGCAAAGTCTGCTGACTTCAAATTGAATCTCACCAACTCTAACAACAACAGACATTCACCTGCGGTTGATATAGATAGAATGGGTCTCATTGCAACAGAGTTCTTCATTAATAATGATGAAACTAATGAAAATCAAACAAGTGGTGGTAATGCTACTGCCAGATATATTTCAAAAACAGTCACATTAGAAGAAGGATTAGATGCAGAAGACTTACGAGTTCTTGTGACAGCATACTTACCAAGTGTGAGTTCACTTGCGGTCTATGGTAAGTTCCTCAATTCAGCAGACGATTCAACAATGGACGACCGACCTTTTCAAGAGTTATCAAGAACAACGGTAAGCACAGTCGTATCAAGTGATGAAGATAAAGAGGACTACAAAGAAATTGAGTTCAATCTTCCGACATCAGTATTGACAGGTGCAAGTAATGAATATCAGTACACAACTGATGGTGTAACTTACACTGGATACAAATCTTTTAAATTGAAGTTAGTATTGATGACCTCTAATGAAGCAAAGTCACCTGTAGTTAGAGACTACAGAGCAATAGCATTACAGAAATAATGAAAACTAGATATTTACAAGTTGAAGAAAAGGAAAACTTGATACGGGACACCCGAAATCAAGCAATTCTGAATACCGATTTAGAGGGTCTCAAAGCATATCGCATACAGAAACGTAAATTTAATGATATTGAAAAAATAAAATGTGATGTGGATGATATCAAGTGTGACATCCAAGAAATCAAAAATATGATTAAAGCAATCTCAAGGTAATAACATCGCATTCGTGTGTGAGATTATAAATATCCATACTGGCGAATAAAGGGGTTTAGGTAATGGCGGCAATCGCTAATGTTCAGTTATCGGATACTTTTAACCAATGGCGTGTCCGAACTAACGTAATATCAACAAGACTGAATCAGTTTGCAATCAACGAAAGTCGGTTGTATGCAAACACACTCAATGCAAATGTTACATTTGAAGTTGTAACTGGTGCAGCAAATACCAATATTTTCAGTGACCACATGAATGTCACTGCGAATACGGTGTTCTCTGGTAATGTTAATGTTGGTAAATTAGTTTCAACAAGCACAATTTCAGCATCTGCGTTTGTAGGTGATGGTTCTGGACTTTCAGGTGCGGGTGCGACTGTAGCACGATCACTTGAAGGTAACCATTCCGCAACTCCCGCAGGTAATCTTGCACTACTTTTTACAGGTGTCACCTCTGGTTCACTTGCTACTGCCAATGTCTTTACAGCAACAGGCACTTCTTCAGGACTCGTGTTTAACCCCAACACAGGTGTTTTAACTGCCAATTCATTCTCCGGTGATGGTTCTAATTTGACAGGTGCGGGTGCGACAGTTAATGTATCACTTGCTGGACAAAATGCTAACTTACCTATTCTATTCACAGGTGTCACCTCTGGTTCACTTGCTACTGCAAATGTTGAAACAAGTCGATTGACATTTAACCCAAATACTGGTGTCCTGACCGCTAACTCATTCTCCGGTGACGGTTCTAGTTTGACAGGTGTAGCATCAGCAAAAGGTGGTGGCACTGACTTGATTTTCTATGAGTCAGACCAAAACGCAACAACAAACTACAGCATCACATCGGGTAAGAATGCGATGGCGCCCGGTACACTGACCGTAAATAGTGGAGTGACGATTACCGTTCCTTCTGGTTCTCGACTCGTTATCGTATAAGGTTACATTGTGGCAATTACTTTCAACGCAAACACTGGTGTTACTACAACAGCATCTGCGAATGCCACATCGGGTGGGGTGTTTGTCGGCAATGTGGACTTTACCTCTGCGATACTGAAGAAGTTCACACCGACACAAATTCTTCAGTCCAACACTGACTTGAACCACGGCAAGATTTACTTTGCGAATACCAACGCACAAGGCAACTTGGTGTGTAAACTTCCAGCATCGGCAAACATCGGTGACACGGTTCGCATCATTGACAGTGCGGGATTTGCCGAAAGCAACAATATCATCATTCACTCCAACGGTCACAAGATTGATGGCAACCAAGCAAATGCGGTGCTGAATATCTCACGGTCAGGTGTCACACTGGTATACAGTGCGGCAAACCAAGGTTGGATTAGTGAGAAAGAACAGCAAGAAAGTCAGGTGAGTGGCGCACAGGGTGAGGTAAGTGGATACTCTAGTGGTGGTCTTGAACCCTCACCCGCAGAAACTAACACAATTGATAAGTTTTCGTTTACTTCTGATGGTAATGCAACCGATGTCGGTGATTTAACACAGGCACGAAGAGGTTTAGCAGGACAATCATCATCTGAAAATGGATATACATCAGGTGGTGGTTCAACACAATCCAACATAATCGATAAGTTCCCATTTGCAACTGATAGTAATGCGACTGATGTAGGTAATCTGACACAAGTAAGGCGTGGTGTAGCAGGACAATCATCGACAGTATCAGGATACTCATCTGGTGGTTTTGCACCACCTCAAGTCAATACGATTGATAAGTTCCCATTTGCAACTGATAGTAATGCTACTGATGTTGGTAATCTAACACAAACAAGAGATAGTGCATCGGGACAATCATCGACGGTATCAGGATACTCGTCGGGCGGTAATTCCCCACCCGTTGTCAATACGATTGATAAGTTCCCATTTGCAACTGATAGTGATGCGACTGATGTAGGTAATCTATCACAATCTAGGCAAGGTTCAGCAGGGCAGTCATCGACAGTATCAGGATACTCATCTGGTGGTTTTGCACCACCTCAAGTCAATACGATTGATAAGTTTCCATTTGCCTCTGATACCGATGCAACCGATGTCGGTGATCTAACACAAGCAAGGCGTGATCTAGCAGGACAATCATCAACTGTTTCGGGATATTCATCAGGTGGTCTTGAACCCTCACCTGCAGAAACTAACACAATTGATAAGTTCCTGTTTGCATCGGACTCCAATGCTACAGATGTTGGCAACTTGACACAAGCAAGACAGCAAATGGCAGGACAACAGGTATAGATTATGAGCAAGATTTCATTTACAGGTAACGCAAGCGGAAGTGGGTCGGTTATTCTCCAAGCACCGAACAGTAGCACGAACCGCACTCTCACTGTGTCCGAAGTATCAGGCAACATTGCGATTAGTGATGGGTCAACACTCACTGTTGACTACGCAAGCAATCGCACCACGATTGGCGGCAAGGCAGATTTCCACGGTGCGTCCACAGTCAAGTTAGACAAGTGGAACATCATCGGTGCAAACACCACACTGTCAGTTGGGCAGAACTACTTTGCCAACACACGAGCACAAGCAAACCTACAACTGACACTCCCATCGTCGGCAAACATTGGCGACACCATTATGGTACAAGACCAAGAAGGGTTCGCATCAAGTAACAATGTGGTGGTGCTACGCAACGGTCACAACATTGACGGTGTGGGACGCAATGCGGTGTTGACAGTTGACAACAGTGGTGTATCGTTGGTGTATGAGTCTGCTCGTAATGGGTGGGTGTCGGTGAAACATGCATCGAAGGATTTGGTTGGTTTCCAAGGTACGGTGAGTGGTTACACGAGTGGTGGTTATGCGACTAGTCCTACTCCCGGAAAAGTTGATACAATTGATAAGTTTCCATTTGCTGTAGATACTAATGCATCTGATGTGGGTAATCTAAGTCAAGCAAGAAATGTTAGGGCAGGACAATCATCATCAGAATCAGGGTATGCGTCTGGTGGTTATGCTCCTCCTCAAGTTACCACTATTGACAAGTTTCCTTTTTCTACGGACACTAATGCCACTGATATTGGTGATTTGACACAAGCGAGAAATAATCTAGTCGGGCAATCATCAACTACTAATGGATATACTTCAGGTGGTAATGCCCCACCATTTACATTT